TCGAGTGTATTGATAATGTACGCCAAGAGAATGATAAAGCCATAGCGAAGCGCCTCGATGAGGAAGCGGTTATGTCCCACATTATCTCCAGCCCTAATGCTTGGCTGGTGGACGATACGTTCTTGGTGGTCTACAGCATCGTTGCCCCGTGGTATGCTCCACGTAACAGTTTTGAGCTTCGAGAAGAGTTGGTGCTGCGGCTTACGCATAACTCCAGCTCCTTCTCGGTAGTCCCTGAGTTCCTAGCTCAGCGGGCTGAGGCTGAGGGCGTTGTTTTGACGGCAGTGGGCACAGCCCTCGCTAGATCAGACGACGCCCTCGCCACTAAATATGAACACCACGGCTTCCGAAGGGAGGCTACCCTTTTAACTAGAGAAAGCTGAGGATGGATTAATGTGCTTTGGTACTGGTGCTGCCAAACGGCAAGCGCGCGCTACTGAGAAAGCCGCTGCGGATCAGGCCAAAGCCGACCGTCAAGCGGCTATTGCTTTGCAGCAAGGTAGAGAAACTATGATCGCCCAAGCCCGAGCCTCTGAACAGGCGCAAACCCTTTTGGACGTTCCAATGCAACAGGCGGAAGTCGATCTTGCTACGCCTAGCGCGGAGATTGATCCGCTTACTGGTAGGCGTCGTCCTACACGGGCAGCCTTTATGTCAACCCGCCCTGTCGGCTCTGGACTGAGGATTTAATCTATGGCCCACGCTACTAAAGCTTCGGCTAGGTGGTCAGAGCTTGATGGCAAGCGGCGTGGGTTTATCTCTCGTTGCGAGCAGTATGCTTCCCTGACCCTGCCAAAACTTTGTACCCCTAACGGGTACAACCAGAACAGCCAAGAGCTTTCCCACGACTATCAGTCCGTTGGCGCTCAGGCTGTGAACCATTTGGCTAACAAGCTTATGCTGGCACTCTTTGCGCCAAGCCGCCCGTTCTTCCGCCTTGACCCCACGGACAAGATGCTTGCGGAGCTTCGACAGTTGGAGCTTACCCCTGACGCGTTGGCCCTAGTGCTGGCGCAGGGAGAGCAGAAGGCCGTGAACGCGCTGGACCGCATGGCTATGCGTCCCAAGCTTTACGAGGCGGTGAAGAACCTGATTGTGCTTGGTAACGTCCTGCTCGAACTACAGGAGGACACTGCCCGCGTTATTGGCATTAAGCGATACTGCACCCGGCGCTCTGCGTCTGGTAAGCTGCTTGAGCTTATCGTTATGGATACCGTCGAGTTCAATGAGCTTGAGGAAGAAGTCCGGGACGAGGCGAACCGTCAAGGGTTCCGACCGCCGCAAGACGGGCACGTACAGCATTACCGCTGGATTAAGCGTCTTCCCTCCGGGGACTACGAAATGTCCCAGCACGTTGACGAAATCCGCCTGAGCAAGAAGTTTGACGGCAAGTGGTCCGAAAAGAAGATGCCCTTCCGGGTGTTGACTTGGGACCTCGGCGACGATGCTAACTATGGCACCGGGCTGGTCGAGGATTACAAAGGTGACTTTGCTGGCCTGTCCATGCTTAGCACCGCGCAAATCCAAGCTGCCATTCTGTCGAGCGAGTTTCGCTGGCTGGTTAACCCGGCTGGCCACACTAAGGTAGAAGATTTTAGAGACAGCGAGAACGGCGCTGCTATCCCCGGAGTTGCGGGAGACGTTAGCCTTGTCCAATCGGGCAAAGCTGCGGACCTCGCTATTATTCAGGCGGTGGCTGGCGACTACGTTAATCGCATCGGGCGGGGCTTCCTGCTTGGTTCAGCGATTACGCGGGACGCCGAGCGCGTTACTGCCGAGGAAATCCGTATGCAAGCCCAAGAGCTTGAGACGAGCCTTGGCGGTGCGTATTCCCGCCTAGCCATTGATTTCCAGATGCCTATGGCTTACTGGCTCATGGCCATCATCAAGATGAACATTGACGGCACGGACGTTGAGCCCTCGATTGTTACGGGTATGGACGCTCTTAGTCGCGGTGGTGACCTTGACAACATGAAGCTGTTTCTCGCTGACTGCGCTGCCCTTGGGAACATTAATCCCATCGTGCTTGCGCGTATGAAGATTGACAACGTGATTACGGGCTTTGCTACGGGACGCCGGATTAATCCGGGCCAGTACGTTAAGTCCGAGGGCGAGGTCGCACAAGAGCAGGCGCAACAACAGCAAGCGCAACAAGAACAAATGGCCGCACAGGCCGGGGCTAATGCCGCAGAGGGCATTGCCATCAACCAAGCTGCACAAGGAAGCTAATGACAGACGTAAGTAATCAAAGCGGCCAAGGGGCTTCCCCTGCTGCTGCGCCCGCTGCGGCTCCTGCTGTAGCTGTCGCTCCTGCACCAGCGGCTCCTGTCGCTGCCCCTGCACCCGCTCCTGCGGCCCCTGCACCGGCACCCGCCCCTGTCGAGGCCCCTAAGGTCGGTGAGGACGCCGCCCCTGCTCCTGAGGCCCCCACGGGGGTTGCGGACGAGGCTGGCGTCGTTGTCTATGACACCACCGGCGATCCCGGTATGGATATGGCGCTTAGCTTTGTTGGTAAGCTTGGGCTTCTGCCTGAGCATCCTGCAATGGTTAAGGCTGGCGAGGGAGACTTCTCCTTCATTAAGGCGCACCTTGCGTCCCTTGGCGACAAGGCCGCTGGATGGGAGCAACACATTGCCCTTGCTGAACAAGCTTGGGAACGCAATGTAAAGGCTTCGGAAACCCTTAACAACTCCATTACCTCCGCAGTTCACAAGACGGCGGGCGGTGAGGCTAACTGGACCGCCATTTCTGGTTGGGCCAAAGCCAACGCGGACCCTAAGGAACGCGAGACGATCAATAAGATGCTTGCTGCCGGTCCCGTCGAGGCCCGCGCCGCTACGCTTATGCTTCGTCAAATGTACGAGGCTGCTGGTGGCACTACGGTGAACCCGGCTAATCCGCTTAAGGGGGCTACTCCTAGTGCGGACGGTGGTGGGAACAGCTTGTCCCCGCTTTCGCCCAAGGAATACGGAGCCGCCGTCTCCGAACTCAACGCCCGCAAACCGGGTGCTGTGGATCGTGGCGATCCTGAATACAAACAACTTCAACAACGCGCCCTTGCCTACGGCAAATAAGAAGCGCACTAGGAGAACGAACTAATGGCTATTGGCCTGTTTCCTAACTCTGACGACGTAATGGCTCCAGTCACGTATCCCAACCAGATTAACTCTGCTGGCGATACGATGGCTCTGGCTATCAGCGAGTACGCTGGTGTCGTTGAGGGTACTATCGAACGTAAGTCCGTTCTGAGCGGCATGATCCCCATGCGCTCGGTTCGCGGCACTAACACCATCCATAACTACGCGGTTGGTGAAACTACTCTGGACAAGGTTACCCCCGGCGTTGCGCCGGATGCGGGTGGCATTGACCTGAACAAGACCTCGCTGACGGTTGACACCCTGATCGTCGCGCGTAACATTCTGCCCCTGCTGGACGTGTTCCAACAGAGCTTCGATGTGCGCTCGGAGATTGGTAAAGAGCATGGCAAGAAGATTGCCAAGTTCCGCGACCAAGCCTTCTTCATTCAGGCTGCTAAGACCGCTGCCCTGACCGCTGCTGTTGCTTCGGGTACGGACGGCCACCTTGGTGCCTCGCAAATCACTCTGACCGCATCGGGTGATGCTGCTGACCCGGCCAAGATGTATCGGGCTGTTTCGCAGCTTAATACCGCGATGGCCGAGAAGGATGTTGATTGGGTCACCGACGATATCATGCTGGCTTTCCGCCCGGCTATCTTCGCCGCTCTGCGTGATGCTGAGCAAATCGTCAACGGTATGTATCGTACCGCCGACGGCACGGAGCGTGAGGGCATGATCTACAAGGCGTTTGGCGCTCCTGTGGTTCAGTCCAACAACGTCCCGAACAGCGATATCTCGGGCCACCTGCTGTCCAATGCTGGTAACAGCAACGCCTACGACGGCGACTTCACTAAGCTGGTAGGTCTGGCCTTCTCGCCGCGAGCCCTGCTTGCCGGTGAGACGATCCCGCTGGAAAGCGACGTGTTCTACGACAAAATCTACAAGATGCACTTTGTGGATAGTCATATGTCGTTTGGCGTGACCCCGAACCGCGCCGAGTTCGCTGGCGGTATCTACCTGCCGTAATCCTATAGAACCCCCGTTGAGCCTCGCGCTTAGCGGGGGTTCTTTTCGCGTTTAACAGGAGTGTCTGTGTTTATCTCAGAACTAGACGTTATCAATGAATGCTTGGCGTCTCAGGGAGAAACTCCGCTAAACTCTCTGGATGACGAGCATCCCTTCGTATCTTCCGCGCGGCGTATGCTGCGCGTTGCAAATGGCCGTGAACAGGCTAAGGGCTGGTGGTTTAACCGCGAGCGCCTTACGCTAACACCGGACCCGTCTACGGGCTACGTGTACGTGCCAGCGGATACTATCAGTATCGACCCGGTTAGCCAGTGGACGCACCTTGTCCAGCGCGGGCGGAGGCTTTATGACCCCAAGGGGGCGGGCTACGCTATCGGCAAATCTATCACGGTGACCGTCCTGCGGCTTATTCCTTTCGAGGACCTCCCGCTGCAAGCACAGGCGTATATCTCGCTTTGCGCTCAGCGGGACTACCAGCGCGGCTTTGACGCCGACCGCATGAAGGTGGAGCAAATCCTCATGGACTTGAAGGACGCCTACGCGGACCTTCGCGCTGAGGATATCCGTAACGCTGGCGTGAACCTTCTGTATAAGCCCTCTACTTTGCAGCGTATGCACGCTCTTGGTGGAAGGCTGCCCAACTACAGCACACAGGTCGTTGGATACAGCGAAAGCACAACCCCCGCCCTGTCTGAGCCGGTTGACGGAACAGACGTGGACTTTGTTACACTATTTGAGGAGGCTGCGGATGGCAGTTAATGGTTACGCCGCAGCGCAGGACGTTGCGGATTTGAAAGTTTCTACTGCTGCTCTTGCCGTTGCAATGGGCAACCGGGTAAATGTAACTGAGGCTGCGCTGGTGCCCATTGCGGAGTCGGTTGCAGACTTGCCTGAGCAGTTTGATGCTATTGATAACGAGCTTGCTACAAAGCTGATCGCTACGGAAAACCTCGCTGATCTTTCGAACACCGCGACCGCCCGGACGAACCTCGGCCTGACCATCGGCACGAACGTTCAGGCATACGACGCCGATCTAACGACGTGGGCGGGCATCACGCCGGGAACGGGCGTTGCAACGGCCCTTGCGGCCAATGTCGGCTCGGCTGGCGCTTTCACCACGTTCAACGGCGCGGGCGGAACCCCGTCGTCTCTGACGCTAACCAATGCCACGGGCCTTCCTGTTGCGGGTGGCGGTACGGGGGCGGCAACGGCTGCGGATGCGCGGACCAATCTTGCTGTGGTCGGCACGGCGGCGCTGGCCCTTGCCGCGTCCGGTGCGTCGCTGGTCGGCTTTGAAGCGGGTGTCACCGGGGACGTTGACCGCACGGCCCAAGCCAAGATGCGGGATATTATCTCGGTCAAGGACTTCGGTGCGGTCGGCGACGGCTCCACCGACGACACAGCAGCCTTCAACCTTGCGATTGCCTACGCCAACGCCAAAGGCGGGATTGACCGGGCCAACATCGTCGGGACCACGATTCTCATTCCGCAAGGCCGCTATCCTGTCGGGCAGTTGGACCCGATCACGGTATCTGACGTGCATTTCAGCGGTCTTGGTCAGATGGGCGGAACCGTCCTGCTGCACTCCTACAATGGGGCCACGTTCCGCTTTGAGGGAACGTCAGCGGCTAACACCATCGTCGGCGGCGGTCTGACCAATGTGCGCCATGAGTACCTGTCTGCGCCGGGCGCGTCGGCCTGTCTCGTTCAGGTCGCGAACGCCAACGCGATAGATTTCAGCAACTGGCACTTCTTCAATATCGCGTGTGCGCTACGGCTTGGCACGTCGTCCAGCGCAACCGCAGCCGGGATCATCGCAAACAATTGGTCTGGGGGCTGCCGCAACATGGACGCGCCCCTGATCGACCTCCGCTATGGCGCGGGCTTTGAGGCGGTCGGGCATTATGTGTTCGTCAGCGGGGTTGTTACGCCCCCGATCCAGAACGCGACGCTCACCAACGCTTCCGCCGTTGTGACGATGACCTCCACAAGCGGGTTTTTTGCTGGTCAAGACATTATCGGAACTGCTCGGGTGCCGGGTGGAACGACGGTTCTGTCCGTTGACAGCCCCACTCAAATCACCATGAGCGCCAACGCTACGTCTTCGGGAACCGCTTGGCTGTCGGGCGATATGTCCACAGTGGCTGGGCGTGTTTATGTCCGAGGGAGTGTTGGGTTTTGGGACACCTGCCAAATCACTAACGCGTTGATCGAGCGGTTTGACCAGGGCATCGGCTTGGGCGCTGGAACGGGACAAGTCTATCAGCACTTCTGCCTAAGCAATGTCACGATGGATTATATCCGCCGCCATTGTATCTACGCCGAAACGTCGGCGGGGGGCGTCATCAACAGCGTTTCCAGCGACAGCATATGCTGGTTTGTCTCATGGGAAAATGCGGCCCTTCAAATGGTCGGCACAGCGGGGGTCATGGACGATTGGAACCTTCAGGGTAAAGTCCCCATCTCCGGTGCAGAGGCACTGAGCTACAACGTATCTGCGGCCAAGCGTTGCAGCTTCAGTCTTGCTGTCGGGGGGATTAACCGTCTCCAGAACGCGCCCGCCGCATTGTTTTTTGTGGCCGGTTCAAAGGGGTTCACAGCGATTGGATGCACCGGCAACGATGACCTGACGTCGTTCGGCCTGCCGTTCCGTGCGGACTGGGGCGTCACGGTTGGCGCCAACTGCGACGAGTATGTCGTCACCGGCTGTCGGATGAGCGGCACTGGCGGCTTCTTCAACTGGTTTGCGGGCAACACAACCGGCTCCACGAAGCGCCAAGTGACGGCCAACGGAAACCCCGATTACGCTGTGCAGCAAGCGGGCGGGATTTACGTTCTCCCTGCCTCGACCGTGGCCTTCACAAATACAAACGGCTTCGGCCTTGAGATCGTGGTTTCCGGCGGCACCGTGACCGTGATTGCAAAGAATGGCGTCACGACCGGACTGACCTCGGGAACGTTCCTGGTTGGCCCCGGCGAGACGCTGACGACGACATATAGCAGCGCCCCGACCATGCTGTTCTTCGGGGTGAACTGAGCCGCAGCCGGGGAAGGTGCGCGAACACCCTCCCCGGCCCCGACAGTGACGCCGGGTCGCGCGACGGCCCTTCCTGACATTGTAACCTTTAAGAGCGAGTGACCCGCTGATGACGCTTCACGCCGACGCCCGTAAACTCAACTGGTCAATGATCGGGGTGATTGTCGCCCTGATCGTGCAAGCGGCGGTGTGCTTCTTGGCGGTGTGGCGGGCAGGGCGGGCCGGCGTCGCGTCGATCACCGACAACGGAACCGGCGACTACACGCTGAACCTGTCAAATACCTTCGGCAACGCGAACGATATTATTCTTTTCGCCTCTCACAACGGGGCGGGGGGAACGTCCGCTGCGATGCCGTGGGAACGTCCTCCTGCCGTATTTACACTTACGACGCGGCAGGGTTACCGGCAGACCAGAACCAAATTAAGTTCTTCGTCATGCAGACCCAGTTCACATAACAAGGAGAATCCATGAGCAAAGTCTCAGGTTCATACGAAAGCGTCGTTCTAGGCGTTTCCGAACAAGTACCACAGGACCGACGCTCAGGGCAACACTTTGAGCAGGTCAATATGATTTCTGATCCCGTCAAGGGATTGGCGCGTCGCCACGGCTCTATCATGCGGGACGAGGTTATCCTTGCGGATTACACTTCGCCTTTGTATGAGGGGGCCGTGGCTGACACGGCTACACACAAAGAGTTTACGTTCTTTGTTGGTGGGGTTGAGTACGCCCTCTTCTACCGAGTTCGC